TCATAGTTCACAGTTTGCAACCCAATGGAATCGCATTGTATTGCCCGCCGTACAATTCGCACCCGTAAAATAGAAGAAGTTCTTCTCAGCCACATTAACTCCCTGAGCCCGATTGCCGATCAGTCCGCCGTTAATATCGTATTCGCCGATATTGCTGGCCACACCCTCGATGGTATAACAAGTGACCGTGGGAGACGTCCGCTTTGGTGCGGTAAATGGCAGGGATGGTGTCACGCTCTTATTGCCAGTTACTGCAACATAACTAATACACACACCCACGTTGGTGTTAGTACCGGGGGCCACGTCGGTGTTATAGGTTTTCTCGTAGAAGCGGGAACACTTGATCAGCTCGTCCTGGATAGAGTTGGGACGCCATGCCTGCACACCGGTGCCCAAATATAGCCCAGCTTCTCCCATGTCATAGCCTACATTGGCTCCAGGGTTTGAATCAGCCCACATTGCCACGATGATATTCTTGCTGGTGGCTGGCACCGTTGCGCTGACTGTGAAGGTCTGCCAGGAGGTGGTGACGGTCTTCGACTCTGCGTTGATGGTAGCGATGTTAGCTCCGAAGGTCGGATCGACTCCCGCTGAGTTGAAGTTGGTGACTAGCGTACTGGGGATCGTATCAATGGAACCAGCGTTTTGTAGTTCCAGAATGCCCATGCGCATTGTCTTGGGACCCTGCGGGCACCTCATTTTGATCTGGAAGGAGATCGTTTTCCCGCGTAACGGAACACTATCAGTGCCCTCCAATATCTGGAAGAAGATGAATTTGTCGCCGCCGCCGGCCTGAGTGATTAGCCGTCCACACCTCCGAGACGTCAGATCTGAGAATTGGGTGCCGTCGAGTCGCTGCGAATACAAGGCAAAGGCATTGAATTGCAACTTCCAGCGGTCGGCCCAATAGGCACTGTTCGCCATCAGTGTAGCCGTACCAGGAACCTGTCTCTGGAAGAAATCGAACCCGCCATTGATTAGCAGGTTGGGCGCATCAGGCGCAAGATATTCAGTTCGAAGTAGGTATTGCGGGTGATCGTCATCGCTCAGACCGCTCAACGCGCCATGATCGGTAATGCCCGACAGGATAGTCACCAGCGTCTTACCGTTGCCTGCATCGTCCGTGACTGTCACGCCGCCACCCACGAAGTTCAGTACATTACGGTCTGTTACGCTGACGCCTTCATCCTGAATCGTGTGTCCGCCAGACGTGATCTGCACTTCCGTAGCGGTTGGGCCGTCGACGACGGATACGCCTGACCCAGTGAAATTCAGTTTGACGCGTTGGGTCTTATCTGTCCCATTCTCTTGGATGACGTGCCCATTGGTTGAGCCAGTACCCGCAGGCACAGCAAATTGGCCCTGTCCATTCAGAAACTCACTGGCATTTCCAGGATACACAATTTCATTGCTTTCCAGATCGATAATGCGACTCTCATGATCTGTCAGAGCTGCATCCAGTTCACTCATCGGAGCGTTGAATGTGCTGGCTTTGGCATCTGCACCCGTTGGAATTGGTGTATGGTGATTTGTAGTCATTGACTCTCCTAATCGTAGTTGACGGCCTGCACCACGCCACGGATCGTGAGCTGGGCCTCGATGCGAGCGGTCTTACTAGCCGTGCTAGTGGTAATTCCAATGGCATTGTTCTCATTGCGCGGACGGAAGACCTCGTCCACCAATTCATTGGTGATATCTACTTCGTACCAACCCCCGCTGATGGACCGTACCTGAGGCAGCAGTTCCGCACCATAGTTCAAGCGGATGGATAGGTCACCCAGACCAAGCGTATTTCCTGCACTCTCCTCGAACAGACCGTACTCCATGTCAATCTCGGGCGAGACCTCGTGGGTATGATCTGGGATCTCCATGTTGTGGGTGTGATTTGGAATATCAACGTCGTGGGTATGATCAGGCAGGTCATGTGTGTGGCTGGTGCTGACACCCACCTGGAAATTTTTCCCGGCGCTAGACCCAGCCGATGCAGGACCGATCAGGCTTCCACTGGCGTACCAACCGACATCTGGAGCGTTTGGGGTAGCAGACAGGATTGATGTGTTATGTAGGTGACTACCACCACTTGCCGTTCCACCGCCACCGCTGCTGCTGGTCTGGTTTGACCCGCCGCCACTGCCGCTGGTCTGGCTGACTGCACCGCCTGATTGCGTGGTAGTAGAGCGCCCCGCCACACTCTTGACCGTGCTCCGCAGGGGTTGAATCCTGAAGCGCACCACGGCGCGCTGGATCGAGGTGTACTCATCGCCCAGCCAGAAGGACAGCGTTGCGCCGTGGGAACTGTCCAGCTCGTCGCGCCAGGTCATCGTGTCCACGCTGGGGCCGAGCTGCTGGTGCGCCGAGAGCACACGTGCGTTGATTGCCTGGCTGGCCAGATACTCTGAATCTGTCTGCGGCTGGCGGTCGATGGTCGAGACTGTCACCGCCACTGTGCTGATCCCCTCCGCCGAGATCTCGGCCTCCACTTTGAGGATATTGAACACAGCATCCAGGTCGTACACGACCACGTCGTCGATCAGTTTGCGATACACCACGCGCATGGTGGTGCCTGGCTGTAGGAGATGACCGACACGCGTAAACTCGACACGGTAGAACTTCTGCGGCGCACCATAGCGGCGCAGATGTTCCACAGAGGCCCGCATGAGCGTGTTGGCGGCAGCCTGCAGGTCGGCCTTTGTATTGCTCAGTGGTCCGATATCCTTGAACTCCAGGGAGCGCTCGATGCGGCCGTAGTCGTTCTCAGCGTCGTTCCGCTTGACGTAATTATTGGGCACATCCACCGTATAGCCTGCAGGCGCGGCGGCCGTCAGGGCGGCCAGGGTCAGGGCCACGTCGCCGTTGCCCGATCCTCGCGGGATCACGCGCGTGATCAGGTCGGCAGCGTCCGACTCTTCCTCAAGGCTGGCGATCACCGCGATATCGTCGGCCGTTTCTGTAGCAACGGGATCGTTGACGTGCTGGACGGCGCGCACGCCCGAGGCTTCGAAGACGTTGGCTGGTCCCAACCATTCCACCACGCGGCCCTCCCCCAACCGCCAATGCTCACCGATCTGTTCGCCCGCCTTGCTCAACGCGTACAGCACCGACTCTCCGTCGAATCCCGCATAGATCGAGGACAGTGTCGTCCCGCTGGTCACACTCCAGCCTGAGGGCGCCAGTGCCATGATCAGTGTCGGTGCATTGGTTACGCCTGCACCTGCTACACCCGAAAGGTCGAGTTGCCCGACCGAGCGATAGGTCAGCTCACGGCCCAGGTCATTGCCTGAGACGTGATACCCCATGCTGCCATCGGGCAGGCCTGTGGTCACGATCTTGTCGATGACTCCGCCGCCGAACTTATGTAGCAGACCATCGCGATCCACGTAACGGCAGATCACGATACGCTTTTCGCGCAGTGCGGGCAGGTTCGGGTCCGCGGCTGAAATGTCGAATTCGAATTCTCCGCACGCAGACAACAGGGACGAGATCCTGAAATTCAGCGCGCGGATCGGTCCCTTGCCCACACGCTGTCCAGCGGCATTTTCCACGTCGACCCAGAAGGAACGAATCTCCATCAGTACCATCCCTCGTAGTAGCTGAACTCGATCTGTCGGCCTGTGCCGCCACCCGTGAACGTGACCGTGATCTCGTTCACGCCTGGTTGCAACGCAAACCAGGCTGCCATGTCGGCAGTCGGCTGGAAGTCGAGACTGTCATAGGCGTCCACGCCGTTGACCGTGACCTGCATCGAGCCTGTGTCGATCAGCAAGGATTGATTGGCAGGGATCGAGCCGCTGAAGGTCAACGACTCTCCGTCCGTGCGTGCAATGGTGATATTGCTCATGGACAACGTGCCTGCCTTGACGATGATGCGCATGGCCCGCACAGGCGCGCGCCCTGGATCGGCTGCAGACCCGATATGGATCGTGAAGGTGGTCGGGCTGGCAGTGAGCGGATATTCCTGTCCACTGTCGAGCACCAGGCCCAGATCGAGGAACTGCTCGGCATCCAGATACCACGTGCCGCCATAATCGCCGCGCCAGAACAATTCCTGACACACAAAGCGCAGCTCGACGTCCTGGATGGTTTGGTAGCGCGCTTGCTGCCAGTCTCGCACGGCAATCACCTCAGCCAGACGGGCATACATCCAGTGCACGTCTCCGCTGGCTGTGCGGCGGTAGAGCTGGTCCCGCTTGCCGCGCTGAGACAACAACCGCATGTAGAGGTCGGTCAGGTTTCCCACCGAGCTGGCCTGCAGTCGGCGCGTCACCGATCGCTCGACCGCGCCCGGGTGTTTCTGCTGGCTACCATACAAATCAAACGCGCCGCCTTCTGGGAGCGGACTGTATGCCACAGGCGCGGCCCCGCTGCCAATTGCGGAATCGACCTGGTTGTAGAACTCCAACGTCTGGGTGCCAAAACGAATCAGGCGATACATCAGGACACTCCCTTCGAACGCAGGGCACGCAGCACGCTATTCTGCACAGCCTGGCCAACCTTCTCTGGATCCTTGGCTCCACGCGCATCCACATAGATATTGCCCACGGAGATCGCTCCGCCGCCAGTTCCTGCTACGGCAAAAGCGGGCTGCATGCTGCCAAACGTGGGTGTGGCTACACCCTGCAGGCTGGCATTTAGCTGGGCCACCATGCTTGTCAGTTTTCGCTGGACTCCTTGAGCGGCGTCTTCCCCACCCATGCCAATGCTGCTGATCAGGTTGCTGCCGATATCCAGACCAACGCCAGATGGAGAGTGCATGTTCAGCAAATCCTTGATGCGCTGAATCATCCCATTGACCATGTCGGTGACAGCGTCATACAACCAGCCCGTGGCAGATTTGATGCCATCCGCGAGACCCTTGACGAAGTTTTTTCCAATGTCTGGCATAGTCAGAATATAGTCTGCCAGTACGCGCGCCAGGCTGACGATCAGTTCAGCCATCGCCGCCAGCAGCACAGGGATCGAGGCGAGGATGCCATACGCCAACATGCCAATCAGTTGGCCAGCCGCCTCGTAGATCGTCGGCAGCGCATCCACCAGTGCGTCCAGGATCGTGTAAATGATCTGAGGCAACGCCTCGATCAGGATCGGCAGCGCAATGATCAGTCCCTGCGCCAGCGCCAGGATCAACTGCAAGGCCGCGTCGATCAACAGCGGCAGGTTATTGGCCAGTGTCTGCACAATGGTGATGACCGCCTGCACAATGGCAGGGATCAACGTCGGCAAAGCCTGGCTGATGCCGTTGACCAGCGCGATCAGGATCTGCAGGCCTGCATCGATGATGGTCGGCAGGTTCGCCACGATGAACTCCAGCAGGCTGGTGATCATGCTGACAGCCGCGGGGATCATCACAGGCAGATTGGTAATAATCGCGTCGATGATGGACTGCAAAATGCCCAGGCCTGCCTGTAACATCTGCGGGGCCTGCGTGGCCATGTCGCCGATGATCCTGCCTACCAGGCTGCCCAGTCCCTGGGCGATCTGGCCGATGTCGCCATCCGAGCCTTTGACGATGGCCGCAAACTCACGTAGATATCCGCCCGCCTGGTCGAAAACGGACTGGAAGCCCGGCAGGAAGGCAGACATCAGTGTGCCTACCGTGCCCTTGAGCCCCATCTCCAGCCCCTTTAGGGTGTCATCGAAGGACTCGAAGGCTGCCACGTCCTCCTCGGACATGACTGCGCCCACTTCGTGCGCCTGCTGACTCAACCGTGCCAGTTCGTCGCTGCCCGCCTTGATCAGCGGGTTGAGTTCCATCGCAGACTTGCCGAACAGCGACATGGCCAGCGCATCGCGTTCCGCCTCGTTGGGGATATTCCCCAAGGCGGTTAGCATGTCATTGAAGACCGCTTCGCTGTCGCGCAGGCTGCCGCTGGCATCCGTAATGGGCACGCCCAGACGCGCAAAAGCCGCAGCGGTATCTCCTAACTGACCGTCGAACTCTTCGCCCTTTGCGATGGCTTCTGCCTGCGCCGCTGAATAGTCAACCTGTTGCTGCTGTGCAGCAAACATCGAGCGGGTAAGCCTCGCCAGGGACATCGTGATCGTGTCCTGCGAAGTCCCGACCTGCTCGCCCACATAGGCCAGCTCTTGCAGGCGTGTGGTGCTGATCCCTGTCTTGGCCGAGAGATCCACCAGCTCAGCAGACGTGGACGCGGTCGAGAAGATCAGACCGCCAAGGCCAGCGGCCAGCGCGGTGACAGCGACCACCAGGCCCATCACAAATGTGATGGTGCCCTTGATCACGGTCCCAGCACCGCTGACCACATCCTTGAAACTGTTTACCTTTCCGCCAGCTTCGTTGGCGCTATTTCCGACTTCATCCTCGGCATTGCCCATTTCCTGCAAAGCCTGCTCAGACTCCCCCAACTCATTCTGCATTTTGCCAAGTGTCTCGGTCTCTTTGTTGAGCTTGATCTCCAAGTCCTGTGCGGCCTTGCTGTTCTCGCCACTCTCCGCCTTGACGCGCTCGTACTCTTCGCGCAGGGCTGCCACCTTGGACTTTTGGATCTCGATCTGCGAGGTCAGGCTCTTGACGCGCATCTCCAGCCCATCGGCAGACTTGGTCCAGTCACCCAGGCTGGACGCAGACGCGCGGAAGCCAGACTCCAACACGCGCAGCTCGCGGTTTGCAGCCGCAATACCTGCCTTGAAGTCTGTGGTATCCAGTCCCAGCTTTCCGCTGAGGGCCTCGATGGCTTCGCCCATGACGTGTCACCTATGCAAAATCAGTCTGGTCGCCGAACACCATGCGTTCATTGGAATGCGCCTCCTTGTAGAAGGGATATTCGGCCAGGAACAACAATACCGAGCGCATCTCGGTCTGCTCGATCTCGCGCAGGCTGCCAAGCTTGCCAATATCCAGCAGCATGTACTTGATCCTGCGTGCCCAGTTCTTTACCTGCGGGCCCGACGAACTTTCTGCAGATCCTGCTTCGACTTCGCCTGGCCCGTCGTAGGGTTTTGCGGCATGGTCTGAGTCACCATCGCGAAGATTTGCCGATACAATGCCAACATGTCGGGCAAAGCGGCCTTGCGTTTCAACTCGTCACTCGTGACCTGGTCATCGAAGACGAAGATCACAAAGTCGCTCAGCGCCTGGACGTGCTCCCGGGTGATTCCAATCAGTTGGCCTTGTTTATCCACCCCCAGGCCTTCGAACATATCCTGCAGGTCGAGCGCGCGTTCGAGGATGCCCCAGGGAACGAAGGACCGCGTCAACTCGCGGTCGACCTCGTTATTCGATTTGTACAGCGTTAGCTTGAGAGGTTGTAAAGCTTGCATGGATCTCCTGATCACTCAGCCGCTTGCGCCACAGGGCGGCTGATCTCGTCGCGTGGCCCGCTCCGCAGGGTGAGGACGGCACCCTGAAATGAGTTATGCCGTGGCGAAGTGAATCACCGTGTTGGCCAGCGCCTGCCCGTGTACGTCCACCACATCGTGGACGATCACCAGGTAATCCGTGGCCGCCGAGAGATTGGAGGTCGGATTGAGGGTGACAACCTTGCGGGCCGTATCGAGCGTGCGCGCCACGGCCACAGGGGCGTAGGTATCCGCGTCGACCAGCGTGATGCCGTTCTCGCGGCTGCCCTGCAGCGCGTTGCTGAAGGTCAGCACGATATCCGCGCCAATCGCCACACCCGTGGCCTCGTCGGCAGGCGAGGAACTGAGCGTGAAGGCCGCAGGCGTACCCGCAGACGGGATCTGTACGGCGGTGAACCAGTTCGTGGCGGAGAAGCCCGCGTCATCCTCGTCGCCATGCACGCGCTTCACGCCTTGCATGCGCGAGCCATTACCCAACAGGTCGAACTGGTGGATGGTCTTGAGGGCCGTGATCTTGAGCGGCTGGGTGGTCAAGTTGACCTTGTCGCTCTGACTCTGGCCTTCCTCGGTCGGCTTTTCGAGACGGCACTTCAAGTACCAACGATAGCGGTACTTGCCGTTCGACTTCTTGAAGCGATAGCCGAGCGCGAAGTAGGGGGCCTGGCTCGGGTCGGCATCGTCGAACACGCGGCCAGTGGCGGCGTCGTACACCGCGCCTGCCAGTTGAGCCAGGATGTACTCGGGCAGGTTCGGGACCTCACCCTCGATGGCCGTGTCGCCCTCGGCGCTCGCATTATCGAACGGGCCGTTGTCGGCATACTGGGTCTCGTTCGACGTGGACGGCGTGCCCTTCAGCTTCATCATCGGCGCGAGATACTGCGGGATATCCGCCACGAAAGCGGCCAGGTCATCCTGCAGGATGGGTGCGAAGTAGACGCTGTCGACGCCCACCACGCTTTTGTACTGATTGGAATCGGTCATGGTCATGCTCCTTCTTGGGTCTCAAGATAGACAAAATCTTTTGCCAGGCCATAGTGGCCTGTTTGAGGGTCTTGCGGTAGTTGTCGGAACGTGCCCGCTCGAAAGCCAGCGGATCGCATGGCAGTCGTCACATCTGGCAGAGTGACCAGACCTGCCCTGTTCCAGATGGTGACCTGCACCAGGTACGAACGCTCGGTCTCGATGTTGTCGGCGGACTGTTCGGCTGGACTGGTGATCAGTTGGTAGGCAATGTAAAGGTCAGGCAGGTCGCCTGAAGTCTTGTAAGGCGCGAGCGCATGCGGCACGGCAGGAGAGAGGGTGTCCAGGGCATTTTTTACGCGAGCAAAGATACTGGTCATGCCGTGAAGCCTTCCTCGGTTAGCGCTTCTTTCAACGCATTACGAAACAGGTGACGACGGCTGGCAAACGCGGGGCGGAAGAACGGCTCGGCCGCCTGGCGGGTGCGCCCAAACTCCTTGTAGAAAGCCTGCGGGGCCAGGGGACCGCCTGCCTTGATCTCCACAAACGTGAAATTGCCTTCACGTTGAGCTGCAGCCTGCTCAATGGTGGCATCGGTCTCGCCCGTCCAGGCCTCGGACGATTTGCGCAGATCCTCATGCATCTTGTCTGTCACGATTGGCGCGGCTTCCTCGAGGGCGCGCGCGCAGGCCTCGTCCACGTCACGCCCAGCGGCGGCGATCCGTTCGAGATAATCTTCGAGGTTGCCCAAGGTGAAGGTGCTACGCGTGGTCATGGACTCACCGCGCCTTTCACCCGTTCGACCGCCATCTCCAGCCACTTATGCTGGTACTGGATATCGTCTGGGTCAGAAATTATTTGCCAGGCCTGACCATCCTTGAGGATTCTCCAGTTGGCATCTACATCCGCGCGATATCGGACCGTCACAATGGCGCGTTGGGCTGAGCGAGCTGTATCGCTCTGCAGGGCTTCCTGGCCATGCTCGTTGATCCAGCGTGCCCATACGGTGGGCGTGGCGGTTACGTTGGCCCAACTTGTGATCTGTGCACCGCCCTCGTCTGTGGTCTGGGTCGGCTGCTGAAAGGTGATGCGCGTGCGCAATTCGGAGATATTGACCTTCATCAGAACCACCGCTCGCGATCATGGGTCAGCAGCGTGCGCACACCCATCGGGATCTCGCGCACCAGGTCAGACACCACTTCACGGTTCTCATACCAGTGGGCGGCCAGCAGCATGATGGCGGTCTTATACATCTCAGGTACGTCGGCGGCATCTCCATAGCCTGCCGTGAAGGTCACCAGGATGGGCGACAGCGGGGACAGACTCCCGCCTGGCCAACTCTTCCCATTGGCCAGCGTCATGCGGCTCGTGTACGCATCGACCAGGTAGTCGTCTGCGCTCATGGTGTGCTGGGCTCCCGCCTCGTCCGTGTAGGTGATCGAGACCACGTCGATCAACGGAGGGCGCGGAAATTCCAGCGGCAGGTTGGGCCAACCATCTAGGACCAGGCCCAGGGTCTGCGTGATGAACGCCCGCCGCGCCAGGCCTTCACAGACCTCACGCGCCGATTTCAGGTAGACGGTGATCAGCGCGTCGTCCGCGCTGCCATCCACCCGTAAATGGGACTTGACCGTTTCCACGGAAACGGGCTCGGTCGCGGGCGGCTCGATCACGATCAGGTTCATGGGTTACTCGTCGTCCTCGGAAACAGCGGCGGCCGTCTCGGCGCGGCTGCCTCGGCGGCGCTGCGGAGCGACGGCCTGTTCGACAGGACGGCGGCGTGGGGCCTCGACCTGCTCGGCGTATCCGCCCTCGATCAGGGCCTTGGCCTCTTTGTCGGGCACGTCGTAGACTCTGCCAGCCTCACGGACTCCGCCAGGGCCAGCCATCAGGGTCTTCATCTCGATCCACATACGGGTTCTCCTTTCAGAGGGGCGTTGCCGCCCCTCTGTGAATCATTCGGCTCGACGGATTGTGCTAGCCCTCAATGGGCGAGGCCAGCGTGACGACGTCGATGGTCGCGCCCTGGCTGACAGGCGCCTTGCGCACGCTGCCATAGAGCCAGGCGTATACGTCACCTGTGGCCGTGCTTACGTTGCGTGTGATCTGCACATCCACATAGCGCTTTTCAGGGCGCAGGATGTCGATGCAGAACGAGTCGCCGTTGTCACCTGGTGCGACCCGTGACCCTTCCAGTACTGCGCCATCCGACATATCGGAGGCCTGTCCCTGGCGGGCATCGACGACATTGCTCGCGTTGACCGTGGCAATGGAGCCGAAGATCACCACACCTTCGAAGCCCTGGGTGTCGATGGTGGCGGTCGTGAGGGGGGTGGTGCCAGCGGCAGCGCCAGCCAGCACCTTGATCAGTTTCGTGTTCTTGGTAGCGTTCACGTCGCACCTCCTTAGGCGAGTTTGACGCGGACGAAGGCCTCTTCGAGGACGGGCATGGCATCCGTCTCGAGGCCCGCGTGGAAGCCGATCTGGGCAGTCTCGGAGTACAACTCGACCAGGCGCTGGAATTCCATCTCCAGCGAATCGGCAATGTGATAGAACGAGAAGTCGCCCAGGATGCCCACATACTGGCCCGTGGTCATGGTGTTGGGCGCGTACTCGCTCATGGAGGTGGGCAGGTTCAGCAGGCGGTCAGGCTCGCCCGCGCGGACCGACTCGCGCCAGATGTAGTTGTTGGTGCTGTCTTTGATCTTGGCGAGCAACTTGACTACATCGCGGTGGAACAGCCACTTGGCGGTCGGCCAGTACTGCGGCTTCAACGCATACTTGGCGTTGATCAGGCCGTCGAAGGTCGGCGCGGTGGTGGTGTTGTCGGTGGCCACGTCGCGATTGGTGCTGATACCCAGCGCCGAGGCGGTGAACACGCCCAGCGGGCGGCCAGCGCCGTTACCCGTCAAGTAGGCCTTCTCGAGCGTCACGCCAAACTTGTAGCGGAAGCGCTCGATGATCATGTTCTCGACATCGGGACGCATGCGTAGCAGCTTGCGGCTGACCTTGATGCCCTTGCGCAGGGGGTTGGTCTTGAGCTCGCGTTTGCCGAAGGCCATCGAGCTGTCGAACGTGATGTTCTTGATCTCGGTGGTCCACTCGCCATCGTCGGGGTCCGCGTCCAGCGAGACCATGCCGAGGCTGTCGCCGCTCAACACGGGGAAGACCGTGGCCCAGCCTGGCTGGCGGAAGAACAGCACGTTGTCCACGGCCATGAGCATACGCGCCACAAAGGCGGGCGGCGGGTTCAGGTAACCGCCCTGCGGGTCGAGGCTCGACTGCAGGTCGCGGTGCTCCACCTGGGGCACTTGGAAGCCGCGCAGGAAGCCGCGGAAGGCCGTGCCATACTGCGGAGCCATGCGGGCCTCGAAACGGGCGCGGGTGCGCTCGTCCACGTCGGAGGCCTGGCCGCGCATGCTGGTCAGCACGTCGCGGTAGCGGGCGTCGATGCCCTCGAAGGGATCGCTGCGCTGCTGCCCGTTGGGGTTGCCCTCGTCGGGATTACCGCGCAGAGAGGGGCTGTCGGTGGCGTCGAGTTCGGATTCGAGCTGCTCCAGGCGCTCGCGGCGGTCGATGTCACCCTTCAGGCGGGCGGCCTCGTCCATGAGCGCGTTGTAGCGGTTCTCTTCCTCCTGGATCATCGCGCGCTGGGCCTTGTCGGCTTCATCGACGATCGAGCGCGCCTGCGCGATGAGTTGGGCGCGTTTCTGCTTGAGTTCACGTACGGTCATGAGATCCTCCAAAACTAGAGTTCAAGTTCGGCAAGCTGCAGGCGGCGGCGGATGTCATCCATGCGGATCCTCGCACGGGCCTCCTCGTCGCTCTCCCCTGGGTGACTCTCGGTCGGCGCAGGGGGCAGTAGTCCATTGAGTGTTGCCATCACAGAGCGCAACAGAGCACTGTCTGCGACGGTGGGAGTGCCGCGCTTGGCGTGCTGTATGGCCTGTGCAAAAGCCAGATAATCGATCCCCGCGGCGGCCAGCGCCGAACGAACAGCCACGTCGGTGTCCTCGTAGGCGGGGAAGGTCACGGGGGACACGTCGTACAACTTCACTTCGAGCAGGCGGCGGATTGGCAGGTCGTTCTCCTGGTCGATCCACTCGGTGCGGACCGCTTCGAAGGCAAAAGACATCTGGTCCACGTCGCCGCGCTGGATGGGGGCCAGGACCAGGTCGCGGATCAGGTCCGTCTGCGGCGGATCGCAATCGATGGCCAAGCCCTTCTCATCCTCGCTCAGGCGCAGGGTGCCGCTCTTGGTGCGGCCCAGGATGTAGTTCATGTCATGGTTGAACAGGGCGCGCACGTCCGCTTCCTGAATCGTCTTGCTGAACGCGCCAGGCGCGATCTCCTCGTAGAACGACCACCCGATGCGCGTGCGGCTGTTGAACATGGCGGCATGACCGATGATCTTCGGCGGCTGATCCTCGCGCGCCTCGATACGCATCGAGTCCGCCACGAACATGCGGCGCTGGATGCCTTCGGATTCAGGGAATTGATGTTTGGGCGGCATAAGTGCTCCTTACTTTCTGTCGAATACCAGGTACAGGATTCCAAGGATGATCAGCGTCACGATCTGCGGCAGTACCTTATCCAGGAACCACTGCAGGACCTTGGACTCTGTCTTGGCGTGTGTCTCAAATTGCTTTGAGATCGTCGCCAGTTGAGCGTTGGTGCTTTTCTGCATCTGATAGATATGCACCAACAGACCAGCCATTTTCTGGACCGCACGTGATGTGTCTGCCACAGTGCGCAACGGAGACCGCGACAATGCGATCAGTTCGACCAGGGTCCCATTCATCTCTGGGACTTCAACTTCGGGCGCAGTTGCTGCCATATTCACCTCTCTGCTGTGATCAGGCATTCGCACCCATTGCAAAGCGGCGGATGCCCCGTGTCTTGTTTGACCGAGAACGGAGCCTCCGCCCCCTCGGGTTGATACTCATCGCCTGCGCGCAGGAAATACTCGTCCATGCCGATGACCTGGTCGTGCAGGCCCTGGCAGTACGAGCAGCTATCTCCAGCGCGCCACTTTAAACTCTTGAAGCCAGCCATCACGTACACCAGGCGGGCGGCCGCGTTGTTCTCGCGGTTGGACTCCCAGCGGGCGACCTCGTCCGCACGACTGCCCTGGTATGCCTCGAGCGAGGCCTCCAGCGCCTTGGCAGGATCCGCCTGCCCGAGCGCGTCCTGCACCTGCTGGCGGATGTTGGCCTGATTGATGCCCACATAGCGTGAGGCGAAGGTGGCCACATAGGAACGCGCGAAGCGCTCCAGGCTGTCGGCGAACTGGGCTGCGTCGGTGTTGACTTCCTCGCCTGCCACATCCGCCACGTTTTCGGCGTAGGCGGTCATGGTGGCGTGGAAGGCACGACGCACGATTTCCTCGTGCCGTTGGTAGTATTGATCCAGCCACAGGTTGAAGGTCTGCGCATCACGTTGCACAAAGGCCTTCCTGGCGGCTTCGAGCACATCGCGGACCTCGCGCTTCATCACGCGGACCGTCGCATCGTGGAAGACCTGTTTCTGGCGCAGCATCATGCGTCGACGCGAAGCGACCGAGCGCTGCGCACGCGTCTCGCGGTTATCCGTCGGGGCAGCCTGGGCGCGGACCTCGGGCTTGGTATCCAGTACGCGCAGGCCAGCGGCGTTGGGTTGACTCGCGTCTTTGATGTCGCCCATGTTGAGGCCAATCAGGTGCACGTCGCCGCCCTCGTAGGTGTTCATGTTTTCCTTGACGAGCACGTCGTTGGGCGTGTAGATGCCGTTCTGGATGCCGCTGACGTAAGTCTGCATGCGCTCGACGATCGAGGCCCGCAGCAGGGCATCCACCAGGTGCTCTACGAAGTATTCCTTGCGCTCGCTGGGCGTCAGCAGGGATCGGTAGATCTCCTGTTCCCAGCGGGTCAGCCACGGCTGCATGGTGTACTTGACGAAGCGCTCGCCGAACTGCTCCACGCTGGCATAGGTGGCGGCCTTGTCGGCCTCGGCCAGCATGTCCAGCGAGATCCCGAACAGGCGCGCGATCTGCGCAGTGCCGTACCCAAGCAGCTGCAGGAACTGGGCATCTGTGTGACTCATGCCCAACTGCTCGACACTCAGTCCCTCTTCGAGGATGGCCAGGCGGTGGGATTTTTCGAGGCCTTTATGCTGAGCCTCCCAATCCTCCTGCACGCGGTTATAGGCTTTATCAGACAGTTCCCCATCGGTCTTCAGCACGATGCCAGGCTCGGCGTTATTCGCAAAGAAGCGCGCCATGTGTTCCTGGGCAGCCAGCGAGGTGGCCACCGACTGGCGGGCCAGCTGGATCGGCGACATGGCCCAATACCCTGTCTTGCTCATCCAGCGGACATGCAGCACGCGGTCCGCTGGGATGCCCACGGTCTGCCCGCCCACGGACTGGGGCAGGTCATACACGTAGTACAGGCCTCTGCCACGCCGTTCCAGCTTGCGGACCTTGTCGGGGTTGAGTGGCCACAGGGCCTTGATCCTTCCTGCGCCATCCTCCTCGATCTCAGAGAGTCCGTTGCCGCGCAGGGCCACGTGGCCCGTGATGACCTGGCGGTAGGTCATGGCGGTCATGTCGGGGTTGGCCAGGTCGTGCAGCACCTCATACAGGGAATGGCTGCGCGCCTTGTCCCTGCCACGATCGGTGCGGCGGTAGGTGATCAGCGGCAGCATGGCTTCCACATCGGAGATCAGGCGCACGCAGGCCAGCACGTCCATGTTGGTCAGGGCGCTGTCAAAGGTGACATTGACTCCGCTGGCCGTTTCCCATCCGCCCGTCAGGATCGAGTGAAAATCCCCAGGCGGTTCGGTGGAGGGGTGGAAGCGCTGCGCGAGCATCGAGTGCGGAAGCATGCCTATCTACCTCGCTTGGGAGTGCGTGTCGCCAGATAGGAAATGTAGAAGCTGCTGGCCGTGCTGATCACGACCAGGATGGCCCCCACCACGGTCAGCGCCGTTGCTACGGAAACGCTCAACGCGACTCCCAGGCCCAAAAGCGCCAGCCCCGACCAGTAGGCCAGGGTGTTCTTGTCAGCGGTTTGGTACCAGGTGAATAGTCGGTTCATGGCAAAACAAAAAGCGCCCGTCCCTGCCGAAGCAAGGACGGGCGCTCATCTCCGTCAAATCGTCCCAGTCATACACCAGGACTGCAATTGGTTGTCGTGATTATTCTAGAATAGTTGTTCGGGTTTGTCAATACCGCCAATCGAGTTAATTGGCGAGGATTTGATGCATACATTTTTCATGTAAATTGTAAAAAATGAAGGTACTTAAACAAGGTGCCACTGCAACAACAGTGGCACCCATGTTTCGGCTTGCGAGCTACTTGATTATATCAAGTAGGATAATTCTAACCATCACAAGCATGACGGTGATGGCAGAGATTTCAATCGTAAGCCCTTTTATTTTGATTCGAATAGCCTTCATGCGACCTCCTTTCTATAGGTTTGGCAAAGATCAGATCTGCCTGCTATGTCGATCGACGAAAATAGCTCTGGTTTTATTCCTGATTTCTATATGCAATCTGTGAGCAGTAAACAAAAAAACGGCGGGTCGAAAAAGAGAGGTTCTCTTTTTCGATCCGCCGTTAAACGGTTCTGTCGATCGATGACTTATTTTATCACTATTTTAATCGATATTCATTATTATCACAAAATCGTTAAAACAACAGCGTCATGCCCTGAGAGTGATTTCCTTAGTCATATTATCATCCATTAGATGAGAAACGCTTGCTTTCACCTTGTTTTCTTATTGGCCACTGCAGATGCCGCCTGTTGCTTTTCAAATCTTCTTATGAAGTAATTTCCATACATCGACATTACTTCGTCAGGAGTATGTGGTGACTTTCTTAACCCCGAAACAATTTTTTCAAGCACACTATCAGCCATTGGTGGCTTTATTGTCGCTTTACCGTTAGCAATCATACTTTCAATAAATGCTGTAGATCGAACCTTAGCCATACGATAGTTGATATAAGATTTCACCTTAATAAATTCATGATCACCAGGATTAAGTAGAGTAGTTTGATCATGCTTTGGGCTTTTAAGAGTGTCAACAGGAACAATAATCGTCCTTTTGGTATATTCTTCTGGGTCTAATAAAACCACAAGAAGATGCCGCACTATGACACCATCATGATCATGATTAGTCTCTACTAAATAACAATCACCAGCCCCCGGCATATAAACGTTACTCCCCTAATATCGCGTTTAAAGCTTCTTCTTGTTCTATCTCAAACTCTATTCGCTTAATATCTTCAGAATCATAAGATAAAACTGACAATAAATCGGATATGTTTATTGGAGACGTCAATCCCGTTACTCTTGGATCTTTCCACTCAGGGAGAGTATGTGTGTATTCAACTAATTGGTCCCCAGTCATCCCACCAAACTCCTCAAACACCAAATTAATCAATTCAACCTCGGCCCTAGACAATTTCTTAACTGGGGCAGGAGATCCATTCAACATTACTTCAGATTCTTTGGGGAGGGTAACTATATAACTCTTCCAAAACGGGCTGGAAATATTTTTTTTAATAATGTTGTAAATTGACATTACAACAGGACCATATTGAAGCGATCCATATATATCATAGGTTACTGGCCTTTCCCACCGTTTAAAGGCCTCTCGATCTACTAAGTAGAGCATCTTAATAATCCACCAATAATCCGAGCGCCCTCCTTTTAACTTCAAAAGAAGGGTGGCAGCTTCAGTAGATTTTTTTTCATTAAATCTGGTTTGCTCAGGCATTTTCATCCTCAAAGCGCCTTTGGGTTTTTAATTTTACAACATTTTATGCTTAACAACATTACAAAATTGCAACGGCCCGGCCTGAGGGGGGCAGGTCGGGCCGTTGCAAAAAACATTTTAGAACAAATATTCTATTCTGTCAAGCCCCAATTTTTAGCAGTATCTCCCCCACCTGAACGGCCTGCGAGAGCATGATATTGAACTGCCTCAGGTACCAGACCTTGCGCCAGTCTGCCCGCTTGATCTCGCTGGCTTCCTCGCCCAGGCGTGCCACTTCGGAAAAAGAACGCTGGAGCTTGTTCAGCTCCAGCGTGTAAACTTCCTCCGGGTTGGTAATGTATTTAGCTGGCATAATCGCCTTCATTGTGCAAAATGTCGCTGACCTCCTGCAACTCACTGGCGATGTGCTGCAGGTCGCCAACATAGCCCCAGTTCCTTGGGTCTCGTTTCTCACTTCGGTTGTGCTTTGCCAGGCCTGTCTTGATCCTTTTGAGGAGGGCGGCGATTTCGGTCTGTGTTTCGAGGTAGGTTTCGTGGCTGGTCTTTCGGGCAGAGGTTTTGGTTATATTCATGTCGGTCTCCTTTGTGTTTGATGCCATCAGTAGGCCGCTACTACCAAAGGAAGTCAAGCCCGTGGGCCGCCAATAAACCGCATGCCGCGTGTCTCATACACGCTCTTTTTTGCGGGGTGGCGCAGCGCCAGGTCCAGGGCCATGATCAGTGCCACGACTCCGTCGATCTTCTCGCGGCTGCGTTCCTTGTCGGGCTTGATGTTGCCCGCAGGGTCCACCCGTGCCACCACGTTGTCCATCATCCAGGTCAAGACGGGGTTATTGCCATGCCTGATCTTATGCGCCAGGATCATCCGTTCCAGTTCCTTCATCGGCGGGTTCATGGACTTATACCCCTGGCCGAACTGCACCATTGACAGGCCCTTGCCCTCAAGCACCTGCACCACGCGTGCCGCCCCCCAGCGGTCGAAGGCAGTCTGGTCGAGGTCGAAGGCATCTGCGTCCTTCTCGATCTGCTCGAAGATCCAGTCATAGTCGATGACATTGCCAGGCGTGACGTCGATATAGCCTGCATCCGCCCATTCTTTGTACTTCACACCCGCATCACGGGTGCGGATCAGCAGGTTATCCTCTGGGATCCAGAAGCGGCAAATCGGGTATACGTCGCCATCCTCATCGAGGAAGACCATCACGAAGGCGGTAATATCGTTATTGCTGGAGAGGTCGAGTCCTGCATAGCACACCTGACCTTTGAGGCGTTCGGGCAACTGTAGCGCGGGAATATTGTCCTTGCCGCTGGCACGCCAGTCATCCATTGGCGCCCATTTGACCTCACCCTGGGTCCACACATTGAGTTCGCGGCGCAGGAAGTTATTGAGAGCGGCGGCCATCTGCTCGGCGCGTTTGGCCTTCATCCGCAAATCGTCGAGCGACTTCGAGACATGCAGGTTCGGGTTGGCCTTGATCCAGACCGTCTCGTCGCGCCAGTCGTCACCGTCATCGAGGGTGTAAATAAGCCCGAACCAAGTATCGTCCTCGAACGAACCATCCCGCCAGCCCTCGAGCACCTTGCGGGTGTACTCGTGCTTTTCATAGCACACGCTCATACGGTCGAACCCAGCCGTAGTGATCATGATGATCAGCGGCTGCTCTCGCGCGCCCGTGGCAGTCTCGAGCAGCTCGAGCGTCTCGCGGGATTTATGCGCGTGCAGTTCGTCCACCACCGCGCCGTGGACGTTCAGGCCGTCGAGGCTGTCCGAGTCGCCGCCCAGCGGCTCGTACTTGCTGGCTGTTTCCTCGATGCTCAGATTGTCTTTGTAGATCTTGATGTACTTCTTGAGGATCGGGTTTTTGCGCACCATGCGGATGGCCTCGGCATGGACGATGCGGGCCTGGTCGCGTTTGGTGGCAGCCGAATAGACCTCTGCGCCTGGCTCGCCATCGGCGAAGGCCAGGTACAGACCCGATCCAGCGCTGTCGGTGCTCTTGCCATTCTTGCGGGCGACCTCGATATAAGCGGACCTGAAGCGGCGCGTGCCGTCCGCCTTCTTCCACCCGAAGATCACCCAGTCCTTGAACTGCTGCCACGGTTCCAGGATCAGGCGCTCGCCTGCCCACTTGCCCTTGGAATGCCGCAGCAGCCCCTTGAACGTAAGCACGCGCTCAGCGGCTTCGCGGTCGAACCACAGGCCGCGTTCGTGACCATGTTCGAGGTCATAAAAGTGACGTTCACATGCCAGCCTCACCCACCTGCAGGCCACGATCTTTCCGTCGATCACGTCCCGCGCATACTGCTCGGCTGGGTGTAGCTTCTCTTGTTTCTTTTTAGCCATTGCACTACTTGGTTACCTTTGCTTTTTTGCCAAATAGTAGGCTCGCCATTTCATCGTCTTCGCCTGGTAACTCTACCTTCAACCGTGATCGGCTGCTCGGGGTCATCCCAAATTCAGCCGCAAACTTCACCACCTGGTCCATCGAGCGTTTCTTGATGGCGACCCAGGGATTTTGATACATGCCTCCTTTTTCGGAGACGATCACTTCCCCTTCCTCTTCGATCTGTTGCTCTGCCTTGACCAGGTCGCCCCACGCCATGCAGTACGCCGTCAGCGTGGCGCGGTCCACTTTTGTGAGGATGCCCAGGGTATGCAGTTCCTTCGTGACGCGTTTCCATTCCACCCTGGCATCCCCTTTCAGATGCGGCGGACACTGCGGGACCCCTGATGCAGGCTTCGGCTCTTTTTTGTTGATAGCCCGTTTGCCAGGATTACCCGCCAGCTCTTTCACTTTGCTAGGCAGGGGCTTTCTACCTCTCACATGTTGCCTCCAATACAGGTACTTTTCCTGTGGCCTGTGCCCACCTCTCAAGGCATACTGCTACAAATTTCGGGTCGTTGTCCATCGTCCGACAGACTCTGCCCAACCGTTCGCACGCAATCAGGGTAGTGCCCGAACCCGAGAACAGATCAAGCACGATCGCGCCAGGTTGGCTAGAGTTGCGGATCGAGCGCTCGACCAGCTCCACGGGCTTCATCGTGGGGTGTTCTTCAGATCGTTTCGGTCTGTCGATGAACCACGCGTCCGACTGCTTACGGTCCGCCAATTCCACCAGGCGTGCGGCAGATCCATTCCAGCCGTACCACATCGGTTCGAACTGAGTGTGGTAATCCTTGCGAGATAGAACCAGTTGATCTTTCACCCATACGATGGTGGATGACCAATGAAAACCACGCGACCTCAGTCCAGCGTCGATGACTGGCCACTCCTGCGCGCCCATGACCACATAAACAGGCGCGCCTGGCGCGCTGAAGTTCCACATCTGCTTGCAGAAGTCTTCGACAAAGGCAGGGAACTTCTCACCCAGGTTGTCATTGTTCATGCTGCGCACCTTATATCCCTGCGCATTCTCGACATCGACTCCGCCACCATAGTTGACGTTCCACGGCGGGTCGCTCCAGATCATCTGCGCACGGTCCGCACCCATCAGGCGCGCCACGTCTTCGGCAGAAGTGGAGTCTCCGCACATAATGCGGTGCGGTCCCAACCCCCAGATCTGCCCCACCTGCACCTGCCACTTTTCGAGCAGTTCGAGCGCGCGATCGGGGTCCGCGCCTGGGTCCTCAACGGCGGGTGGCGTTTCTGCAGAAACGCCTAGGAGTTCCTCCAACTCGGCTGGTTCGAAACCTGTAAACAGGTCGCCTGTCGTGCTGGTGATCTCGCGCAGCACCTCCTCATCCCAGCGGCTGAATTCAGCCACGCGGTTATCTGCGATGCCAAAGGCCGCAGCGGTTGCGGGGTCATCATCGACGAAGACCACGGCGATGTGAGTCCAGCCAAGCCTCTTGGCCCCTTGGTAGGTTCCATTCCCAGCCTCGATCTTCCCGTTCTGCAGGCGGTTGGCCACGATAGGTTTGCGCTGACCGTATTGCTGCAGGCTGGCCGCGATGCGATCCACATCGTGTCCAATGCGGGCATTGGCGGGATCCTCGTGCAGGCTATCGATCGGGACGGCTAACGGACGCAGGCCTTCAGCGATATACGATAATTTCAGTTCACTCATTGGCTACTCTCACTTGTCGACCTGGAAAGAGCAGCCGTTCGAGCTCTTGCCCTGGTTCGTTGACTTCCGTTTTTATCCTCGAGCGGCTGCTCGGGGTCATTCCAAATTCCGCGCCGAGTTTATTGAGCTGCTCGAGCGCGCGGTTGGCAATGGGCAGATAGGGATTTTGGATGATGTTCCCTGCGGCCGTCTTGATCACCTCGCCTTTTTCGCGGACGATCTTCTCAGCCTTCTGCCATCGAACGTACAGCACGCAATAAAACGCGAGCGCATCCTTGTCGATCGTGGTCACCAGACCAAGTGGATGCAGTTCCTTGACCAGCGACTTCCATTTCTCTTTTTCAGCGTCGCTTAAATGATCAGGCGGCCGAGGCAATACGACTCTCGGCCGTGGTTCGTAAGTGTTCAATGCGCGCTTGCCTGGGTTTCCCTCCAGGCGTTTCAGCGCTGTTGGCTTTGGTTTGCGGCCTCGCAATCACGCCTACCCCCCCTACCTAATTTCGCGGGTACGCGCACATGACTGCCCCCGCCGGTCTAGCTCCCCCAGTGCCAGAGATTTAGACCGCCCTCCCCCTCGGACGACGGCGACTGCCATCATGTGCTGTTTTGTAGTTGTTGCAGGCTGCGCAAAGCGTCTGCAGGTTACTCCAATCATCAGTGCCTCCTTGCTTTCTTGGCTTGATATGGTCGACAATCCAACCTTTCACGCGCTGACCGTGGTGCATGCCATACGGGTCCACGCACCACGGATGAGCTCGCAGATATGGATCACGAACCTTGACCTTCCACTCGTGTCCATAGCCACGGTCAGTTGCTGACGGCCTGACAGTCTCACCTGTGCGGTCTCTGGGCACACGATGCTGCTCGCACCGTGTGCCCTCATAGACCAGGTTGGGGCAGCCTGACTCAGCGCATGGACGTGGCGGCCTGCGTGGCATCAGCCCCTGGCGTGACTGAAGGCGGCAATGCCCAGCACGCGCGTGGAGAAGAGATGCCAGCCCTTGGTGCCCGCAATATTCGTGATGTAGACGAACACAATGCCGAGCACCTTGGCCAGCTCATAGATCTGCTTATCCAACGCGTTGATGTCAAAGGACGGAAAGAACTTCAACGCGACAACGATGCCCACCAGCACGACCAGGTTGGCCACAGCAGAGATCACGCCAGCGATCTTGTCAGGCAGCGCGCCGCCCCACTTCAGGACATCGATCAGCAAGGACAGGGCAAACTGACAGCCAACCAGCCCCAGTGCAATGCTCAGCACGAGGTCGAGCGGCGTGCCCAGGTAAGTGAGCACAGCGCCCACAACGAGAATCAGCCCGACAGGGATGCCGAGCGTCTTGAACGTTTCTTCGAGATTGATCTTCATGGTTCTCCTTATCAAAATGAGTGGCGGAAACAAAAACGCCCGACAGCACAAAGCTGTCGGGCGCTCATCTCCGATCGGTCGTCCCGGTCATACACCAGGACTGCAAAAGAATATTCGATTAACTTACTGCATGCGCCTCCTTTCTCAAACGTGGAGGTCTTACGTTTGTATTATACGATTAATTTTCTATATTTTGATGCATGCGCTTCACACTGGCTAACAACTGCCGCATGCCATCCTCACCAATAATCCAGTCTCTGGTGTGGTCGCACCCAGGAAACGTACACTTGATTTGTTCTGCACTGCCGATAATACGTGCGCGCAATGGTGGCAGATCATCAGGGACATCCTGCAGCGCAATGGACGTCTCGTACAGCATCAGCGCGCGGACTCGACCACCGCTGACATACACGGTCTTGATCTCGCCCATGATGTGGCCCTTCTTGCACCACCAAAACCTGCGCTCACTTGCTGGCATCTGACCTCCTGTATTCACATGGTGGCTGTCGGCCTTCGTCGATGGCAGCCAGCGCGCAGCGGATCTCGAACTTGGGTTGGATGTCAGATGCAAGCATTATGCCTCCTGTACAATGCCAAGGATATCGGTGAGACGCAGATCACGCTGCTTCCCCGTTGAGAGATTGACCACACGCACCTGTGTATGCCCAGGACTGCCGATCACTCCGACGACCTTCCCGAAGTAATGGCGTGCCCCCAGTGCAAATTTGATCTCTACGTCTGGCTTGAACATTGCGCCAGCCAGGTTGTGGATGCTCTGCGCGATATCCCTGCTCTGCCGCAGCTGTCGGCGCAGGATCGTCAGCGACATATCAGCCGCGATCAGTGGCGCTGATGCATTAGGCATGAATGACCTCCGCAGTCGGCAAAAACTTGTATTGCATAGCCTGTAGCGCATCCTCTCCCGCCTTCCCGCAGGCCTGATCACACCACACGTTGTGTATGCTGACTGGATATCCGTGCCTGCCAATTCCTGCAGCCAGCTGGGCGCGTGTTGGATGTCCAGCCAGCAGAACGTGCTCGAATTTATCGAAGTGGACCAGCCGCGCGCGGACAGCCTGAAAGCGGTGATGTGCCCAAGCTGGGATATTGTTCCATTTCCATCCCAGGAACAATCTGCCCAGCGTAATCTGACTATCACTCAACACCGTGCCGCACCAATCAACGGGCAAAGCCTCCAGCCCTTTGATTACTGCCAGCATCTCGGTCAGGTTGTTGGTTACTGCAGGCACACGCGCGTCGACCGTGCTGATAAAGTATGCACCTTCAGCCACAGGGGCATCATCCACGACCAGCCGCCACGCATACGTCCCACCGATTAGCGATGGGTTCGCGCCTACAACGCCTCCGTCACAAAAGAGTTTGTTCATCAGTCCTCCTTAGGCAGATCAGTGTCAATTTGCCAAACGACTAACGGAATGAAGCCGAGCAGAAACCATCCGCGACACATATACCGTCTTCCGTCGCCAGGGAGATATTTCCAATTTTTATAAACAAGCATGAGATCAGTCCTCCGTTTCTACAGCAACGACGAACTCAACATCCCACTCGAGTAGATCCGCCATGATCTTCGTGGCGCGTTTGGTCAAATGGTCGCGGACCACATCATTCAGCACCCCCACCTGCAGTTTGTCATTCTCGAAATGCACCGGGAAGCATCCCTCCGCCCAGGAGTGATACAAGCTGGCTTCCGTCCCCTTGAGTTTGCCCACACGGGCCTCCCAGGCCTGCATGGCGGCGTCGAACCGTGCACGGACCCCATCTGTCACCGTTTCGTCAACGTGGGCCCGCGTGTCCACATACTCGACCTCATCCTCTGGCTCCTGCGCTGGCTGCGCGTGCCGTGGTTCCAGTCCGATGGACACCAGGTATTCGTCTGGCAGGTACCTGGTTGGATCCTCGAAGTATTTCTTCTGCGGGCGGTCCGTGGCCCGCTTGAGTTTGGCATATACCAGCCCTGCAGGCGAGCGCAGGCGACCGTTGCCCATCTGGTTCCAAGCCTGTGCGATCCAGCCCAGCGTGAAGTTGAAATCCCGTTTGCCCAGACCGTTGAGTTCGACCGAGTCCCCGAACAGGATGTCTGTGTGTGTGATGATCTTCTCGAAAGTGCAAATTGCACCTTGCTCAGTGACTGATGACTGATCAGAATCATCAGTCAGATCAGAATTAATTACTGAGTCTTGGTTAATGACTGATTCTTTGACTGAGTCAAAGGTGCAATTTGAACCTTTGACATCTTCGAGCGCTGGCACCACGTCCGCGTCCACGATGGCGGCAGTCGGCGCGCCTGTGTCCAGCAGCGACTGCGCCACCAGCTGCTTGCCGCCAGCTGCCAACACATAGCCGTCGTGGTATCCCTGGCGCACGATGATGCCCAGCCGCGCCAGGTCATCCAGATACTTGGCTGCCGTGCCCTCGCTGATGCCCGTATGCGCCACGATGTCGTCCCGCCCCAATGGTGACAACCGCAGGAACAGCGGGATCAGCCAGCCTGCGCGTTGATAGCGGGTGTTCCCGTACAGCATGACCTCGAATTGCGATAACTGCCCGCTCATGCCTGCTCCACCACTTCAACTGCAGATGGCAGCTCGACCACATAGCCCTGCAGGGCCTCGTTGACCGTGCTCACCGAACAGCCCAGCAATTGGGCAATGCCGTTCTGCGAAAGCTGGGGAAAAGTCTTTCGGACGCCCCGAATGCGCTCGCGCAGGGCAATGTCTGTGCCGAATAGGAACCGAACGACGTCACCGACTGCTCGATAGCGTTGTTCGCTCTCCTCCAGCCTCTTTTCGGCTGACCGAACAGCCTCGTTTGCCTGCCGAATAGCGGCCTCTTTCTCCCGAATAGTGGTTTTCGCCTCGGCCAGGTCAGCTTTCGCCTTGGCGAATGCTGGATCGTCCTCCTGTTCGGCCTCTTGCATGGTGGAGAGAACACGAGCGAACACGAAGGAAATACCAGGCAGGGCCAGACCGAACACCACTTGATAAAATCGAATGGCCCATTCGGTTCCCCGAAAGACCGCCAGGTTCGGGTTGGTGAATTGCACCACGTGGGTGTAATTCGCCACGGCAGAGACCATCATGGCGATGATTAGCGCCACCGCATAGGCATTGCCCCAGCGGTAGATCAGACGACGTTTGAGCTTCTCCTCCGCTTTGTAGGCCTTCGGCATCTCCTGCCAGTGCTGATTGAGACGATGGGTCACAATGCCGATTGTCGCCTCGAATACTCCCGAGAGTGCCCACGCCAAGGGAGAGGCTGATACGCCCAGGATGGTCCACTGCGTTCCATTCGCATCCTGGAATTGTCCGATCGTCCATGCCGCCTGCGGCCAGAGCACGCCCAGGAATGCAATGTAGACGATCCAGAATAGGGTTGTGTTAGTGATGCGCTTTTTCATCGATACTCCTTTGCATGAATTTCGTCACAGAGGGCCGCAGGTCGGCCAGGAAGTCAAGTGAACAGCCCGCCCTGTTGTGGCTGGACGGCGGTCGGCTCGTCAGGTTCGAGGCCCTGCTTTATCGCCATATCCACCAGCCGTTCCAGACGCTTGGCCTCAATAAGTCGCTTTTGCGCCGCGACAGGAAATTTGCCCTTAAGAGCATAGTAGGAGATCTGCTCATTACGCATTTTGGCGACCAGTTCAAAGAAAACTTTTGCCTTCATAAACTGCTCCTTTCACAGTTGACGGAAGTAATCCAGAAATAGCTGACCAGGCGTCATGTGCGGCGGGATGTGATGGCCATTGAGCGCTTCTTCAGCCAGCGCATCGAGTCCTGGCGTATCGAGGTCACGGACTGCCACACAACGCCCAGATGGCAGGAACCTGAGCAGCTCGACCTCGCGCGTCTTGCGCCTGTGCGCCTTTCCCTTTCGCGGGCCACTACGCCGCTTGCAGGAGGTGCGCTCGAAATAGACTCGTTCACAATATCCGCGGAGTGGATTGGCGGCTGCAGCCTCTTCGCGTACCTCATCCCACCACTGGTAGCGCGGATCAGTGTGAACATCATCGATGGCGTTAAGCATGGTCAATTTCTGCTCCGTTTTGCTGAAAAATCGTGCGTTTTCGTGCGTGCGTGCTGCGTGCGTGCGGTACGGGGTGCCTACTGCACCACTTCGCCCACTACAGTGGGGGAGGGGTCCGCGTATTTGTTACGCCAGGCGACCCCATCCTCGGTCAGGTTGAAGCCCTGCCGCGGCTCACTCGGGTTCTTGTACTGGATCAAGCCAGCCCGCAGCATGGCCGCTCGCAGCTCGCGGAATTCCTGCGAAGCAAACGGTTTGCCCGCTCCCGCCCATTCCCGTTCCGAGAACGGACGCCCCGCCGCGAAGCCCTCGGCCAGTGCCCGCAGTTGACTCTCATCAGCAGGCAGCGTGACGCGGTCCGACTGGTAGCGCCCGCCCTCGCGGACGTGGTCGATGCGGATGACGGTCGGCTCGCGTTTGACGGGCGGCTCGTTCGGGATGCCATCCAGCTCCATGCCCAGGAAGCGCTCGAGGCGGGTCAGGTTCAGCCAGCGGCGTTGCAGAACGACCCACATTCCTGCCGTGGTCAGTGCGCCCAGGGTGAGCGGCCAGCGCCACGGATCCAACGCGTTGAAGTTGAAGGCCAGCACCAGCCCCACCAGGAAGACGATCCCGCCTGTGGTGAAGGCCTGCGCTAGCGGAAGTCCCACGCCCGCCAGCAGGGTGTGCAGGAACTGGCGTTCTCCATATCCGTTGCTCGGTGCAGGCGGCGGTGCGACAGGCTCGACGGCCTTGAAGTTATTCATCCTGGCCTCCTGCGGTCAGCATCTCGCGGGCCTCGGCAAATGCCGTGCCCACGGTCAATTGGCCATCCTGCACATGGACGAAGGGCGTATTCAGCATCGACATATCCTGCGGCGCGTGGGATCTGCCAGCCTCCATGTACTGAACGCCCATCATCTGGACTCCAGCCTGGGCAGTGATCTTCTGGCGGTCGGCTTCCTTGCTGGTGTCGAGAACCAACACGCTGTTGTCATTCGGGTTGGTTAGCAAGTAGCGCGTGCCGTGGATCTGCCGCAGCAGTGGATACTGCCGCGTGCCGCGGTCAAGCGTGATCAGGTTGGCGGCCACTTCCGCGCGGACGGTGGCATACGTGATGAAGGCCTGCCCGAAGCCCCTGACCGTGTTCGAGATCGTCCAGCCCGAGTAGGCAATGGTCAGGCAGGCGGCCAGCCCGAAGGCCACGATCATCCAGCGATTGACCATCTGCCAGGTGGCCTGGGAGGCCTCGCGGTTCTCCTGCTCGATGCGCAGGCGTTCCATCTCAGCGGTATGCAGTTCTTCCTGCTGTTTCAAGGCCTGCGCAGCGGTGTCGGCCTGGGTGTTGGCCTCCAACTGGATGCGGTACGCCTCGGCCTCCTTGCGCGGATCGGGCGCACAGGCGGTCAGAAGCAATAACAAGAGAGTCAGTACCAGTATCTTCTTCATGTCGTCCTTGCCTTGTTGCTTGCTATTACTGGGTCAGGGTCCCGCAGCACACACAGGACCAGCGGCCCTTGATGTACTCATGCGGGGTGATGATCCCGCAGTCGGCGCATTCCATCTGGCACACCACTACTGAATGATCGGAGGCGGGCCGCGCCACATCCATGCCCACAAAATGGGCTCCAGCCATTGCCGCGCGCAGGAACGCACCACCCAAACCGTGACTACTGTTCTTGTCCATCGTCCTTCTCCTTGTCTACATTCACCACTGGCGGCTCGACCTTGCCATCCAGTCCGTCGAAGATCACGCGGCCGCGGCTCACACGCCATTTGGCCTTGGGAAACTTCCAGCCCTTCTTCTTGGCCCCACCTCTGCACTCGGGACCCATGCCCACTGCAATGGAGTATGGATCCGTCAGCGGGCGGCTGCATCTGGAACAGCGCGGCTGGTTCACATCAGCCTCTGTTGCAGTGGGTTGGGCCATTCCTGCGCAGCGGCCTTGTCCATCTCGCGGACAATCTCCAGCACTTCGTAGGCGCGCGAGCTGTACTTCAGGCGGAAGGCCTGATACTCCTCGACCGTGCTGGCGAGATAGCGGCCCGCCCCATCGCCCATGTCGCAGATCAGCACGCCGCGTTTGCGCAGCCTGGCCACCGAGTAGCGGATCTGGCGGTCGGCCAGGTTATCGTCGTTGCGCGGCTCGCAGGCTTCGCGCCCGAAGAGACGCTCAACCAGCTCCCAGCGCCCGATCGCATTCTGCTTTCCCTGGTGCTGACGGATGACGAACAACACTTCGCCGTCCAGGGCTTCATCGGTGTACAGCTTTGGCATGGTGCCTCCTTACCTTTTTCTTCGGTAGATCTCGTAGCCGAGCCGCCAGCATTGCCCGCTCGTCGAGTCCAGTGTGTATGGGTTCTCCTCGAAGCCGAGGAGCGCATCTTCCAGGCCCTGCCCGATCCACAATGCAATATGTGCAGCGGAGATGGACATGGGCGCTCCGTGTACGGTCCCTACCAACGGGTCTGCCAGAGGTTCCCCTTTCGGTTCGTCCATGTCTTTATCTCCTGCTGCCCATCGGTTGCTTGGCCTTCGCACGCGGGCAGGGCCGTGCACAGCCGTGGAGATTTTGGGAGGCGGACCGCGCGCTCTACAGCTGGCGTGCGCGCTGGCCCTGAGAGAGAGATGCGTTTCGGTCTATCGACCGAGGGCGGGAGCGAGGATTCGAACCTCGGACTCGTGTGGGGTAAGCACGCGCTCAGCCGCTGAGCTACTCCCGCGTGCCCAGGGTGTTGAGGTCACCCTGGGGGAAACGCCGTGGTGAAAACCAGTAAAGCCACGGCGATATTCCTATGGTTAGCTTTTCAACGTTCGTCCGATCTCATCGAGCCTGTGAATGGCTTCGTCGTTCTCGCCGATCTCCAGCAGAATGCTGGCCACCAGCGCGCGGATCACGTTCGAGGAGGTCTCCTGGATCATGCGCCGCAGATACTTGCGGGTCTCGCTGTTGGCCTCGCGTGCCCTGGCCAGCGCCGCGTTGTATTCACTCTTCCCGACTTGCGCTGGCGTCGACATGCTCGGTCTGCTCCTCCATGATCTTCTGCGTCTCGCGCTCTTCCTCGTTGAGGCGCGTGAAATATTCGATGGCCATTGGGATGGAGGCCACACCGAAGCACACGATGTAGAAGATGACCACGTCGGCTCCCAGCCGCAGCCCGCCCAGGGCGACCACGCCTGCCACTCCCACCACTACGTGCCAGATGGTTTGTCCGCGCAGTTTGGCCTTGGCGACCAGGCGCGTCCAGACGGCCACGCCCGCGGCGAAGATGAGCACCAGAGCCAGGATCAGGCCAATCAGCGGCCATTCGTTTGCCATTTGTGGATTCATGTCTTGGGACCTGTTATCTTGGGGGTAGGATGAAATCGAGAGCTCCACCAGCGGCTGTCAACCCAGCCTTGAGGCGCGGACTCGCATGGAGTGGGCGCGTCGGCCATTGCTGCGGACCACGTCCACGCCCGAGGCCTCGGCCTGTTCTTTGTCCTGGGCGGCGGCCACCACCGCGTCAATGCGCGCCTGCAGGGCATCCTTCGTGTCGCGCTTGATGACCTTGCGGACCTTCTTGGGGCCGCGTCGGCTGGGGTTGGCATTCGTGAGGGCGCGGGCCTTGCGCCCGTCTTGTTTGGGTGCGGAATAAGCGTTCTTCGACTTTCTGGGGTGGACCTGCTGGCCCACTCTGTTCTCGCGTTGGATCAATCCCTCTCGTTGCAGATTGCGGACGTGGTACCACACGGTGGTCTGTGACTTTCCGATCAGCTCGACCAGCTCGTCGAGCGTGATGCGTGGATTGTTCCTGCAGGCCGCGAGGATAGCCAGGCGGGTGGGGTGGTTGGGGTCGCTGGTCTTGGGCATCCTTGCCTCCTATGGGGTGACATTCTCTGCAGGCGTGGATTCCTGCCTGGCCTGCTCGGCTTCCATGCGCGCGCACACCCGCTCGAGGATGCGCCAGGACTCGTACCAACGCTCGAGCTGGGCCTCGTCGGTGATCGGGACGTATTCCACGGTGACCTCGTCGGGTTCGGAGCGCTTCCACGGACCATGCGACATGGCTAGGAATCTCTCCCAATGCGCTGACGGCGGCGCGGCGCAGCAGGCGTTTCTACGACAACGGCCTCGGTGGCGGCAGGCAGCACGGGCAGCAGTTCCAGCCTCCCCAACTCGGTATCGACCCAGAACTTCACCTGTGCGCCCTGCTTGCGCTGATTGCGCTCGCACAGCACTTGCAGCCGTTCATAGGTCTCTTCATCTACAGGCACGTTCTTGTATTTCTTCGCCATCGTCTTGTTCCTTCCATGTCTTTTTTTCTACCGTTTCGCGCGGTAGATTACACTTCCCAAGTTGATCTCATCCACGCGGACCTCGCGTTGGTCGCTGCCAGTAACGAGTAGGTACCATTGATCTTCCACCGCGTCCCTGCGCACCTCGACACGCAGGCTTTCGCGTGGGTAAAGCTCAATCAGGCGTGGACCCACCACAGAGCTCCGCAGGCTTTCCTCATTCAGCACCACCGTTCGACCACGACCATGATGTTCAATTTGGAGACCAAGCGAGCGGCACACATGCACAACTGTGTACATGTCGAGCTTTGGATCTTCTCCCCGTCCCCCATTGACCACCTTGGTCAACGCTCGCCCATTGATCTTCTTCCGTAGGCTGTCCCCCTCGATCAGCGGACTCTCCGCCTCCAGCAGGCCCAGCAACGTACCGCGCACCAGTACTCGCAAGTTCTCGTCCATCGCCGAAGCTCCTTTCTTTTTTGGCAACACTTTATTGACTACAGTCAACATTATAACTAATTGCAATTTATTGTCAATAGTCAAATAAATATAATCCCATAGGCAATTACTCAAGAGGTAATATTTATTTGACTTATGGCAAAAGACGTATTCATCAATTGGCTCAAGAGAGAAATCGCAGCTAGGGATTGGTCACAGGCAGAATTTGCTCGCCAGACCAAGCTGTCCCCTGCCCAAGTTACGCGTTTACTTAATGGTGAACGTGGTGTGGGCGAAAATGGACTAATTGCGATAGCTCATGCCTTTAAACTCCCTCTTGAAACTGTATTTCGCGCAGCGGGGATTCTTCCTCCTCAAGCCCCCGAAGATGAACTCATGAATGAGATCATGCACCTGGCGGGCGACTTGCCCGCCCAGGATAAACAAGATATTCTAGAATATGTTCGTATGAGGAACCGTCTCGCCGAAGAGCGGGGAAAAAATGAATCAAGAACTCAAAGAAAGCCTGCAGCTCCTTAGTCGCAAAGACCTCAAACGCGTCCTTTGGCGCGTGCGCTTGCATCGGCTCCGTCACAACACATTGAGGGCCTTATATCGTGTCGATTTGTGGTTCTTTCCACCCTTATCATTCAGTTCCAGCTACCTCGCCCTGAGTCGCTTCTTTCCGCACCACCCCATTAGGCTGTTCGCCCTGCTGGCGTCCTCGTTCATGGCATCTACGCTTACCCTGCTCCTCTTGAGGCCAGCGAAGAAGGTCTATACTGCGCATTGGGTTGGAATCTAGAAGGCAATGAGTTTCGTTAACTTCAAATTCTCACAATAGTCTAGGAGGTCAAAATGCGTCTGCAAAAAGCTCGCGTACAGAATTACCGAAGTATCTTAGACACTGGATACTTTGACGTTGAAAACAAAAAAACAATATTAGTTGGTCCTAACGAGGCGGGAAAGACCGCAGTTCTTCAAGCACTCCAAAAAATACATGCGCCAGCAGGTATTCCTGAATTTAATGCTTTGAGAGATTACCCCCGTTCACTCTACAACAATATTGATAAAGGAATAGTCAAACCGTCAGACATTACTGTGGTAGAAGCCATTTTTTCTCTCGATCCAGAGGAACAAGAATTACTGCCTGATGGCTACAAAGAGTGTTCCTTTGTATTCGGTCGTAGGCTAGATAATACCTCTTGGTCTCAGTTAAGCGGCGGGCCTAATCTTCCAACTCTTAAGGATGTTCAAAAGAACTTCAATCGTCTTTGTGTTCACATTGATCAACAAGCTAAACTAAAAGCACCCGAAGGAAATGTCTCCACACTACCTAGTGATAAATACAGGCAATTGACAAAGGATTGGGAGCTTCACACTGAAATTTCTGGGAAATGTGCTACTGATCTAAAAAATTGGCTGAATGAGATTCTTTTATACGTAGACGAAAAAAATGAAGAAGAAGAAACCAGGTACGATAATTTACTGAAAAGCGTGACAATCGACGAGGCAATTTCAAGTACTCTAAAAAAACTGGAGGCACGGATTCCTGTTTTTGTGCTATTTAACAACTATCATAGAGTCCGACCTATAATTCATCTCGAACGTCTTGCGGAAAGATTGGAAAGCAAGACACTCGATGACACGCTATATGACTATGGGAACGAGTGCCTACTAAAGTTTCTAGGGTTCTCAGCGCGAGATTTATCCAATTTAGGAAAAGCGCCAGACCCTGCGCACGGTGATCAAAAAGCGCTAGAAAAATTTAGGGCCAGGCTAGACACTCGTGCCTATAAATTAAATGCGGCCAGTGTACAACTCACCGAAGAAATCCGAACTATATGGAAACCCAACCCAGAAAAAGATGAAGCAGATAAGCTTCGAATTCAAGCTGACGGGCAATATCTTAAAGTCGTCGTCGAAGATGAACTTGGCGTTGAGGTTGAGCTTGATCAGCGTTCTGAAGGATTTCAATGGCTGGTTTCCTTTTTCATTGTATTCTTTGCAGAAGCTCAGGACAAATACAAGAATGCGATTCTCCTATTAGACGAGCCTGGCCTAAGTTTGCATGGCTTAAAGCAACGGGAATTTCGAGCCACCATATCTCGCCTTGCCAATTTGAATCAAACAATTTACACAACACATTCACCTTTTTTGGTTGGGCCCGATGAGCTTGATCTTGTAAGGGTGGTTGAGATGGAAAATCGAAAGGTGGGGACGAAAATCCATTCAACCATAACAGCTGGTGATCCAGCGGCGCTTTTGCCTTTACAAGAAGCTCTCGGCTACGATCTTGCACAAAGTTTGTTTGGGCAGCAAAGAAATTTAGTATTAGAAGGACTGACTGATTCGTGGTACATGGATGCAACTGCCCAGCTTTTACGAGATGCAAAATTAGCAAATCTTAACGAGAAAATAGCTCAGGTGACAGCAGGAAGTGCTGGTAAAGTTGTTTATTATGCAACAATACTGCATGCACAAAAACTAAAGGTTGCTGCGCTTTTAGATTCTGATTCTGCTGGTGATCAAGCTGCTCAGCAAGAAGTTCTAGTTCACAAGCTTGGCAATAAGAATATTCTTCGAACAAAAGATTATATAAGCACAGTAACCAAGCCAGAAATTGAAGATTTATTACGAGACACACTAGTCAATATAGCCAAGAATGATCTTGGATGGGATGTGTCAGCAATTGCAACTTCTCAGCCGAACCGCCCTATTATTGACATATTTACTGACACTATCTCTGACTTCTCAAAATACAAATTAGCCAAAGCCTACCTGCGTTGGACGCGCAATAGCTCGGCCAGTGAGTTAACAACAGATGAAATTAGTCGCTGGACAGCACTTATCGCCACTATCAATAAAGTATTAAACTAATTTCATCCAAGTACTGTCATATTCACGGCACGTTTGCAGGGAAGGATATGTCGATGAAACAAATACGACTTCAAACCAGCAAGCAGAGCAATAATATTGCCCTGCTTGTTGTTATTGCCTTCCTGGGGTTGTGTTCCTGTTGTCTGGGTGGCTCAGTGCTCAGCAGCCTGTCCCCTGCGGCGGTCCAGCCCACACTTAACCCCGAGGCCATGAGCACCGCCCTCCTCGAAACCGCCCTGGCCTCCCTACAGCAGACCGCCACTGCCCAAACACCCACCCTGGTCTTCACCCCCACCCTGGCCCCCACCTTCACCCTCGTCCCCTTCACCGAAACGCCCACCTTCATTCCGCTCAATACCCCGCCCGCCATCCCAGGCACAGGCACCCTCCCGCTCAACACCTTCTGCGTCCCCAACTCCACCCCGCAAACAGGCAAGGTCGTCCACGTCACCGATGGCGACACCATCAAAGTCCTCATGGATCAGGATGGCAAGACCTACACCGTCCGCTACATCGGCGTTGACACCCCCGAAAACACCACCACCCTCGAATACTTCGGCCCCGAATCCACCGTCAAAAACAGCGAGCTGGTCAGCGGCAAACAGGTGGCCCTCTACAAAGACACCTCCGAGACCGATCGATACGGCCGCCTGCTGCGCTATGTCTTCGTAGGCGACACCTTCGTCAACTACGAACTGGTCAAACAAGGCTTCGCCAGCTCCCTGCGCTACCCGCCCGACACCGCCTGCGCCGATCTCTTCGACCAGGCCGAGCAGACCGCCGCCACCGCTGGACTCGGCATGTGGGCCGCCACTCCGCTCTACCCCACCGCCACCGTGGTCGCCAGCGGCCCCGTCTGCTCTTGCTCCAGCAACCAATACAACTGCTCCGACTTCGGCACCCATGCCAGGGCCCAAGCCTGCTACGACTACTGCATCTCAGTCGGTGCAGGCGACGTCCACAGGCTGGACGGCGACAGCAACGGGTCCGCGTGCGAGAATTTGCCGTAGAGAGGAATTATCATCATGTTGTTCAGTTTTCTACGAAAATACCTGAAAGACGACGAATTCGAAAGAACCGAGGTCGAGCTCGCCGAAACAAAAGCCGTCCTGAAGGAATACAAAGACTTCATCGAACAGCAAAAACACCAGGAAAAAGACGAAAAGGAAAAGGTTGATTCTGATTTCCTGACTCTGATCTGGGCAAGCATTGGTTTTGCAATCGCTATATTTATTGACGCAGGGAAAAGCCTGATCGAAATTCTTAAAAGTGGTACTTATTCATGGCCGTTTTATATTTGGTCGGTCGTACTTTTGTTTTCTGTCGCATTTATTGCTGGCAACACAACATTTGCTTTGGAGTTAACAGTAAAATATGCTAAAAGCAAATCACACGGCGGCTATAAACAATATGCATACTATGTTGTCATTGGTATTATTCTGTTAACAGCAAGTGCATTTGGACTGGCTTATCTAAAATAAAAGAACTCGTTCAAGCTCATTGATCTCCACCACGGTGCTCAGCAACACGGAGAAAATATGGCAACTCCATCTCTTGGCATTTCAGGATCAACAGGCATGCTTCCCGATCTCCTTCTGGTTGTTGCTGATGCGATTCTTTCCTACGTGGTGGACAAGCTCGACCCAGCCGAGAAACTCAAAACTTGGCTGAAGAAAGAGCCAAGCAGGCTAGCTCTCCAAAAGGCCTTGGCTCGAGCCTACACAGCCTTTGCTCGTCAATACCCAGAATACACGGCATCGCTATTCGACCAATCATTTCTTGCGAACGAAGCCGCCCCTGACCTCGCAAAGCTCCTAATCCGCGGCCCTGGTCCAGATCCAGCTTTGCTGGCTCAAGCCTGGGGCCGCTCCCTGGGGGCCAAGCCTGAGTTTTCGCAGAAGGCCATCCAACCAGCCTCCCGTTTTCTGGAATGGCTGGATGCAGAACTCAAAGCAGAACCCGTCTTCCAAGCCCTATTCGACTCACGCGCGCTGGATAGTCTTCCCCGTATCGAAGCCGAACTGAAAGAATTGACCAGGGAGTTTTCGCGTGATCGTGAGGAGGCTTTGAAAGCGGCCGAAGAATATGAAAAGATAGTCTTGAAGATTGGCGGTGATATTCGCGATTCTGTTTTTATTTCTGGCAATGTCAACCAAATCAGCATCTCGAATATCTATAACAATTTCTACACAGAGAACTTTGTCAGCTTAAATGAGTATTATATTTATCCTGATGAGCTCTTTAAAAAGATACGAGTGCAGGATTTTGTCGGCCGCGAGTGGCTAACCACCAAGGTAGATGATTTCCTAAATAGCCCGAAACATAAATCGGGGTATTTTCTGCTCGTGGGTGAAGCGGGTGTTGGCAAGACCGCCTTCATGGCCCACTTGGTGAAAGAGCGCAGATACCTGCATGTGTTTGGCGAGCAAGTCCGCGGCGATGCCAACGTACAGCGTGCTCTGCAGTCTTTAGGCTCGCAGCTTGTCACGCGATATCAAATCGACCCTTATAAAGACCGAGACACGCTAACCCAACTGGCAACCTTTCCTGATTTCCTGGAACGCCTGCTTCGTCTGGCTGCGGGCCAGCTGACAAATGGCGAAAAGATTGTCATCGTCTGCGATGCGCTCGACGAGGCTGGCGTCTTCCTGGATGGCAACGTCCTGGGCCTTCCTAATATCTTGCCTGATGGGGTGTATTTCATCCTGTCACAGAGGCCTGTCAATGTTAAGCTGCCCGACATTGTATCCAACCCAATACCTCTGGAAGCGATGGGCCAGGACAACCTTCAGGATATGGAGACATATCTCACAAGGATTGCCAAACGCCCAGAGATAGCAGGTCAAATCCATGCACAAAGTTATTCCGAGGCATTCTTTATCAAGACGCTGAAAGAGAAAAGCCTGGGTGTATGGATGTATTTGCATTATGTGATCAGAGAGATCGAGGATGGTTCTCGTGCACCATTGGATTTAAGCAAACTGCCTACAGGCTTGGTAGGTTACTATGCCAATTATTGGGACGACTGGCGCAACGGTCGCAGCGGCCGTGGGGAAGGCAAGCAGAAATGGCATGCGTTATATGCCCCCCTATTAGCCACCCTTACCGCCGCCCAGGAACCGATCACGGCAATGCAATTGAAGAAATGGGCGGGCGTCAACGCGCCTGAATACGAAGTCCGCGATTTGCTTCGAGAAGACTGGTCCGCCTTCATCGCAGAGCGTGACGGCGCTGAAGGCAAGGTCTACGCCCCCTATCATTTGAGTCTCCGCGACTTCATCACAGGCAAGGTTGATCTTGACACCCTCACCCCTACGCACCAAAGCCTGGTACGGGATCTCACCGAGCAAACCCTCGAAGCCCACCACCGCATCATTCAGGATTTCAAAACCCAATGTCAGGGTGTCTGGGAAAAACTAGTGGAGCAGGAATACCCGCGCCGCTACCTCACCACCCACCTGGCTGCCACAAACGACTACAAGACCCTGATTCCCCTGCTCACCGAAGGGGAAGAACACATCAACTGGGCCGAAGCCAGGTACCAGAAAGAAGATGAAACTTACGCGGGTTATCTCACCGACCTTGCCCTGCTCTGGGATTACGCCGAAAAACAACAAGATTATGCCCTGGCGATCCGCTGTATGCTGATCGAGAGCAGCATCCACTCCCTGGCCTCGAATATTTCCCCTGAACTCTTGAGCGAACTCGCAAAAGCAGGCCTGTGGAGCTACGCCAGATGTCTATCCACAATCAGGCAAATGTCAGAGAACAGGCAACAAGCTGAAGCGTTGAGATTAATTGCACAAGATTTTCCAATTTTATTGCACGCAGAGGTCCTCATTACCTTACGTGAGATCCGTGATGAATATTCCCGCGCCAGCGTTTTGACCGATCTCGCACCTCACCTCTCCGAGGAACTCAAAGGACAAGCTCTCGCCGCCGCACGCGAGATCCGTGATGAATCTGTCCGCGCCAGCGCTTTGACCGATCTTGTGCCTCACCTCTCCGAGGAACTCAAA